AGCTTGATCCAGCCCAGCGACCACGATTCCTCGCCCGCGCCCCAGCCGACAATTTCCAGCGCCAGCCATGTGTCCTGGGTGTCGATGCCAACGGTGATCGCGGCCACCCCTGCGGGCAGATCGGCGCCCCATGCCTCGACACGTCTGGACAGCGCGCCGCTGTCCACATCTTGCGCCGCCCGTTCCTCCCACGTTTCGCCCAATTTGGTATTGACCCAACTTTTCAGGCGTGACGGATCGGCTTTGACGCGGGCGTGTTCCCACGCGATATCGCCCCACGATTCGAAGGGTGACAGCAGCGCGGGCAGATGAAACCCCGCGGTGCGCCCGTCGCCCGGTGCCGTGGCCTTCCACGACCCGCCGCGCAACATGGCGGGCTTGTCGCGTTCCTCGTGAACGCCGCCACAGCCGGGGCAGATGCAAGCGGCGGTTTCGGGCTTGTCCGCCGCCCATTGGATCGTTGACCAGGTGATGACGAAGGGTTCGGCGCAATGCAGACAGGGCACGAAAAACCGCCGCTGGTCACTTTCCAGATACGCCGCCTCGATCCGGCTGAACCCCTTGATTGTGGGGGTGCTGATCATCAGGATTTTGCGCCGTCCGCGATAGGTGACGGTGCGCTGAACCGCCAATGCAATCGGGTCGCCCTCGCCTTCAACGTCCAGCGGGAAGGCGTCGATTTCGTCCAGGACAAGGAACCGGGCCGGGGTGGATCGCAGGCTTGCGGCCGCATTGGCGCCGGTCATCACCAGCTCGCCGCCGATGAATTTCTTGTGGGTCGCGGTGTTGCCCGGTTCGCGTGATTTTGCGGGCACCACGCGGGCCGCAATCTCGGGCACGATGTCAAAATATGGGTCGATCCGGGTTCGGGTGTTGCGGCGCACCATGTCCACCGATGGCATCACCAGCATGGCAAGGCCGGGGCTGTTGCAGATTATGTACCCCAGAAAGTTGAGACCGGCCTCGGTGCCCCCGGTCTGGGCGCCCTTGATGATCGCCACCCTCTCCACCGGCGAAGAGACACTCAGGCAATCCATGATCTCACGCAGGTACGGGGTGCGGTCGGTGCGCCAGCGCCCCGGCTCGGCACTGGTCGACGGCAACCGGCGGAAGGCGTCGGCCCATTCACTGACAAGCATCTGCGGTTCGGGGCGCAACCCGGCGCGCCATGCTTCATCTGTGATCGTGCGGGCATCAAGCATCGTTCAGCAGCTCCGACAACGGGGTTTCGGAAAGCTCTTGCAGATGCGCGCGCAACTCACGGTCAAGGGTCGCATAGAGGCGGGCCAGATCCACGCCCAGCTCGGCAGCGATGATCGGCGCCACCCGCGACACCCAAGCGGTGTGGGCATCGCGTTCGCCGCGCGCCCGGTCGTGCAACGCCAGCTCGACCTGGCGCCGGTCGATCAGCTCGCCCTTTCGCTTGGCCAAGTCGAGCTGCAAAAGATCGCGCTGCGCCTCTTCACGATCCTGTCGCAACTGGCCAAGGATGTTCGCCGAATGCTGGGCATCCCCGGCCCTCTGCCGGATGTTCGCCCGATACCAGGACTCGGCAGCGGCAAGGGGAACCCGCCCATTGTCGAGAACCGGCAAGCCCTGTTTCACCATCTGCGACACCCGGCCAGCCGACACCCCAAGACGTTCCGCAAACGCGGTTTTCGTCATCTCCTTCGGGGTCTGATTGTCCAGATTTTCAAATAATGTCATTAGCTTACTTTAGGGTTTAAGGTTGTCTCAAGCTAACTAAATGGCAAGGTGCGAATTACCCTTGTGGCGCCATCGCAGGAAGGACCCGCGAAGGCTTTGGAAGGTCAGGCGCGGCCAGCGGGCGGGGCTGCGGCCAAGGTCACATCGGCCTGCCCCGAGGGCATCGCCTGCACCTGGGCTGCGGCCATGGTGCACATAAGGACCGTGGGCCCGCGACCATAGGTCGTGGCCATTTCGGCGATCACGTACGCATGAACACCGGACAAGACCACATCAAGGGGCCAGCCGCGTTGCAAAAGTTGGCCCACGGCATGGCTGATCATGTCGGCCACAAGGTAGGCGTGTGCCGCGTCGTCGGTCTGTTGGTTGTTGGTCATCGTTGGGGTTCCTTTCGGGGGTTCAGCCTAAGCGCACGGCCAGTTGCAGCAGCTCATAAGAGATTTCTGATTTCTCCTCGTGAAAGCTTTCGGGGTTGCGGTGGTCGGGTTGCAGCCTGTCCAAGCGGAACGCCAGATCGGCCAGCAGATCACCGGGCGTCAGCCTGCGGGGTTCGGTGTGGTCACGCATGGCGGCGCTCGTGACTGCGGTTCAGCATGTGCCAAAGGTGTTTCTCGGCAATCGAAAGCCCGATGGTGTCACCCTTCACCGGCGGCAATCGTTCTGGCATTCCCCAGCCCCTTCCTTGGGCATCGCTGATCGGAATGCCGATAGTGGCAAGGGGCGGTTCACCCTGATTGGCCAGCCATTCGTTCCACGCGGTTTCTGCGAAACTGCCGTGATGAACGATCACACGAACATGGCTTGGCGGGTTCGCCGGTGCGGTGCGCGCCCTTTGTTCTAAAGATTGTTTATCCTTATTATAGGAAGGTGCACGGCTGCACCCTTTTGCGCGCAGGGCTGCACCCTTTTTTTCGTCCTGAAAGTGCACGGCTGCACCCTTTTTTTGCCCGGTGAATGCAACGACTTTTCCAGGTGACAAAAGGGTGTAAACGGTGCGATTTCCGGCCCCTCTCCCCTCGGTTCTGGACAGCCAACCGGCCTTCACAAGATCGGCCACAGCGCGCTTGATGGTGTCCTTGGACGCGCCCAGATACCCCGACAGGGTGGCAATCGAAGGGTTGATCTGTCCGGTTTCGTCGTTGGCAAACTGCACCGCCATGGCACTGGCCAGCGCCTTGGCGCGGTCAGTCAGATCGCGGCATTGCAAGACGCCCTTCAGCCATTCAAAGCGGTTCATGCGACGATCCCCCAATGAAGCGATAAAATGGGGTGACGCGCCGCAATGTGTGCGCTAAGACAGACGGGAAGTCTGATATCTTCCTGTGACGTTTCGGCCCCGGTTGCGCCCGCCAGCGCGCCGGGGTTTTCGTTTGCCGAAAGCCTCTGATCCGCTTTACAAGGTGCCGGTTCGTTCCCTGACTGTTCGCAGATGTTCCCGCCCTTGTTGTAAATCGTATCGCTTTGATATTGTGACAGAAAAGCCGGGTGATGCAAAAGCCTGCACTCCCTTTTCTGTCCTGCAAGTGCTTGTACTTCCATCATTTTTGCTTTCCATTTTTCCAATGTTTTACAGTTTTGTCGTCGCTTTGTTCTCGCAACTCCCTTAGTACCGCCTGCCCGCTGGCCTTGCGGTCTGCATGGCGGCTGTAGTGTTCGACCATCTCCACAGACATGCCCACCATGTCTGAGATTTTTTCGGCGCTGTGGTTAGCTTCACGCAACCTGATCACGGCATTGGCGCGCAAACCATGAGGAACCGCGCCTGCCAAGATAGGGTGTTTGGACCGTTCCCGGGCGAACGCCTTCCACATCTGATTCGTGCTGAAAGGCTTGCCCTTGCTCTTTCCGTCCTCTTGCAAGAGGTAAGGGCCGGGTCGGCGTTCCCAAGTCTCCATTTCCGCTTCAAGTTCTGGGAAGATCGGGCACCATGGGCGGACGCCGGTTTTCTTCTGCGGAAGGCTGAAACCGCCATCATCTACGTCGTTAGGCCCAAGGCGCACCACGTCACTTTCCCGCTGGCCGGTATATCGGCTGAGGAAATACCAACGCCGCAGCGCCCCGGTGAACGTTTGTTCGGCGAACGCCATTTGCGCCGGGGTCCAGGGTATGTGCCCGTCGCCCTTCGCAAAGTGATGAACGCCGCGTGTCGGATCGTGGTCGAGTAGGTCAACCGGCCCATTCGCCCACCGTACCAGCGCCTTGAGTGCGTCCAAGGTGTTGTTTGCGGCGCCCGGTTTTTCCGTGCCAATCTTGCGGATCAATGCGTCAACGTGTTTGGGGCGCAGTTCACGGGCCGAAAGATCGCCCCATGCCTTTCGGATCGGCTTGAGATAGCGGCGGTATTGGGCCTGTGTGCCTTTTGTCAGCTTCCTTTGCAGCGTCGGCCAAGCGCATTCAAAGGTGTCGATCAGCGCGCCAACGGTATCGGTGGGGGTCGGCCCGAACGCGCCTTGCGCCTGTCGAACAGCAGTCCAAAACTCGGGTGTCTGCGGATCGTCGGGAAGGCGGATACGTTCACCCGCCTCGGGCGTTCCCCTGCCCTCCTGATAGTAGAAATATTCGCGCCCGCGCGACTGAACGCGGTGAACATGGCGGGGCAGTGATATCTTAGACATTGCCGACACCCGACATGAATTTGTCATCGTCGCCTTCCTCGGGCTGAGGCATCAAAGATGCATCTACCTGCGCCCAGCACCAGCGGACGGAACCACCCCGGCGGATCGGCTTGGGAAGGAACCCGCGCCGCACCCACTCATCAACCGTGCTTTCGCTGATATCCAGTTCAGCCGCCAAAGTTGCCTTTGACGGATAGGCCGGGGGTCGGATGCCATTAAGGGGGGCGGGGCGGCTCATCACAGCCCCTTGGACGTGGTGAAGCGCACCGTTCGGATGGTGCGCCCCTGGGCCGCTGCGATGCGGCTTTCAAGGTCGCTGATCGCTGCCACCATTTCCGCGTCGGTGCGATAGGTGATTTCTTCATCACCCATGCGCGCGCGCTGTATGCCCTTGGCGCGGGCATCGCGCAGGGTGTCGAGTTGGGCAGTCATGGTGGCAACGTCAGCCATGGCTTATTCCAACGCGCCGGGGTTCATGTACCAAGCCCGATGGTCCAGGAAGGCGGCGCCAAAGTCGAGACGAACCTTGAACTGCATCCCGTCAACCTCGAACCCGGCCTTGGTTTCGACCTGGGGGCCTTCCTCGCCTTGCAGATAGGCATATTCCAGCCCCTCGACCTGGGCGGGGTCTGCGGCCACATACCAGCGTTGCACGCTCGGCAAGCGGGCCTCGACCAACAGGGTCAGCTTGCCACCAAACGGGTTCACATCGGCGGTGGTGTTGGCCTGTAGCGTTGCCAGCAGTTGTTCAGCCTGGGTTTCCATCGCCGGATGCACGATCAGGTATTTCGGGGTGACGTTGATCGGCTTTCCCGACAGCCCCTTTTGGGTCCGCATGGCCAGCCGCGCCAGCGACAAACTGGCCACAGACAAAAGCGCACCGACCCCGGCAAGGTTGCTGTGGCTGGCGTGAAACAGGGTTTGGGTGTCGTCCATTACCGGACCGGCACCGGCGCCCATGGTCAGCAGGTTGACCAGAAACTGCCCTTCGAACTCCACAGCAGCCATGCCCCATTTGCCAGCCATATCGACCAAGGCGCCCAGATCGTCGTTGACCAGAGCCTTGCGGCTGACAGCGAAGATCCGGCCATAGCTGTCGATCGCATAGGATTCTTTCGCCTCGTCCATGGTGCCATGGGTGAATTCGCCACCCTCGTTCACCTTTTCCAGAGTCGGCGCCTCGCCAAGCTGTATCGAAGTCTTGGCGCGGAAGTCGCGGGCACTGGTGCGCCGCCCTACCAGTTTCAGGGTGTCGGGTGCGGCGGCATATCCGGCGCGCAAGGAACGGTTGACGGAATCGCCCATGATCGCCGGAAAGTCGGACGTGGTGTGCAGGCCGCGCGTGATCAGATCACTGGCCCCCAGTCCTGTCAGGGTGGCGCCGGAACGGGTCAGGCAGTCGCGGGCCATGTCCAGCGTACTAAAGCCCATGTAGGGCCGTGCCGCGTCGCTGGGGGCTGCCCCGGTGGCGCGGGCAAACAATGCCTCGCCCATGCGCGTGACCAGCGCGGCGGGGCTGTCATGCTGGTGCATCGCCGTGACGCGCGGGCCGGTGGTGGTGGCGCGGGTCTGCACCTGGGCGATAGCCTCGGCGCGGGCCTGATCAATCGTTGCCTCGCGGTCAATCAGACCGTTGGCAAAATCGCTGGACAGGCCAAGCGTGGTGGCCAGTGCGCGGATTTCGGCATTGCTTTCGGCGCGGGTGACAACCGCCACCTGGGGCGCCTGTGGGGTGGTGACGGGCGGTGCCGCCGTGATGGTTTCGAGGGGCAATGGATCACTCCTTGTTGTTGCCTGGGGGTCCGCCGGAACCGACACGAAACTGGCCTCGGCCAGCGTCCAGCGGGTTGCCGTGCGGGTTTTCTGCCCGGTCGATCCGGGTTGGTCGTCGTAGCTCTCGACAGTGTAACCAATAGAAACAGACCGGATCACACCGGCCTCGATGTCATCCATCAGCAGCTCGTGACGGGCCGATATCCTGACGGTGCCCAGCATGGCGCCGCCCTCAAACCGGACATTTTCCAGCGCGCCCAGAATGCTGGAAACACCGTCCTGACGGTGCCCGTCCAGAACCGGCACCGGCATCCGCGACAGATCAACCGCCCTGGCGCTGATTTCCAGACGCTCCGAAAAGGGCCCATCGAAACCGTGCCGGATCACCGGGGCGCCGGTCGAAAGGATCACCTCGACCGTGCGGTTTTTCCGGTCCAGCGTCGTCGGGCGGAACGCAGCGCGGGTTTGCATGTCAAGCGGCATCGGCTTCGCCTTCATCTGTGTTGGGGGCCTCGGGTGCCGGGGCGCCGGGTTTGCGGGCGATGTTCAGGCGCTCGGCGCGGGCGGTATCGGCGGCAATCTGGCGGTCGATTTCTTCGACGTCATAGCCGCGTTCGGCGATGATATCGGCGCGGCTGCGCAGGTTGGCGTCCATTTCCAAAATCGCGGCCTCGGCGTCTTTTTTCGGATCGACCCAACTCCAGCTTGGCGGCAACCATTTGGCGGTTTGCAGGCCGCTGGCGGGGTCGAGATAGTCGCGGGCCGATACCGTGCCCAGCATCACCTGCCAGCGCATGAAGGCATCCCAGACCGGGCGGCAGAACTGAAAAACAATCGTGTGGTGCTGCACCGCCTCGCAAAACCTGCGAAACTCAAGCATCGCGGCGCGCTGCGAACTGTAATTGACCTGCGAATAATCGCCGGTCAGTTGCTCATAGGTCAGACCGACACCAACCGCGATGGCGC